TGTACAGTAAGGCGCCCGTCTTATCAACGCCATATTCCACTAAATCCTGCGGCCCCAGGACGTAAGCAAAGGGGAATTCCCGCTGCTGCAGCATTTCGGCCAGCGTCCGCGCCTGTAGCTCACGGACGTTGTCGATGACGATGAACGACACGCCGTAGACCTTGGCCATGATAGCGGCCCGCTTCATGAACATATGGATGTCGGTACCACTGGTATCCACGTCTTTCAAGAATTCTTTGATGGTCGGGGCCGCCGGCCCGGAATAGTCACGCAACGGCTGCCTTTTAAAAATAGGATCTACCAGGGCGTTGACGATAGGGCTGAAATAATTCAAGTAGTATGCGTTTTTCTGGCGGAAGCGGTAATCATCATCTGCTTCCCGTTTATGCTTGTTCAGGTACTGGCCCGTTTCAAAGCCGCCGGACCCATAATAAGCGTCTTTAAGCAGCGTGTAATCCATAAAAGCTCCCTCCTAAAAATTAACGCGCCGGGATACGATTTTATCCCGGTTCATGATTTCAGACAGCCCATAGCGTACCGCGTCGATACTATGATTATTGGCATCTGGGTAAGCGCTGATGAACTGACCGTCTTTGTTGCGGTCATACTCGTAAGTGACGAATTCTTTGTACGTATTCGGGCAACGCCGCTTGTCGATGTAGATATGCGCGCGGTTCTGAAGCCAGCGCATCCCGAAGTCTATACTGTCCGGGCCTTTGCGGGCGCCAGAAATGCGAAGCCCATAATCGCTCATTTCGGCAATGCTCTTCGGTTCGGCTGCATCGGCCAGGATGCGTCCACCGTTAATGCGAACCTTGATGGCCTTAGCCGCCTGGCTGTTCGTCATCTTCTGCCGGTACAACTCATCAAAGATATACAGATCTTCTCGTTTCGCATCGTAGTACATAGCAACATAAGCTAGCGGATCCACGGCAAAACCAAAGTCCAGACCGTAGTACAACCTGTCAAAATTTCCGACAAATTCATTGCTCATAGCCATATCTTCGACGTTCTCAAAGACAGCCCCGCCGGTGCCGGTGACTTCGCCGAGATACTCATGACGATAGGCTGTTTCATTACGTGCCTTAAGCTTCTCCGCGTCTTCAAAGAAGCGGCCCCCCAGCCATTCCCTGGGTACGCCAAGATATGTCGAATGGTGGACCAGCCTGTCTGGATCATCAAAAAGTTTCTCCTCGTTGACCCAGTTGTTTTGTGACTTCGGCGGGTTGAAAGAGCAGAACTCCCAAAAGACAGGGCCGCCGCGCAGCAGTGACTGGTTGAGGTTGCGGATTTCTTCCATCCCCGTAAACTGGTCCAGCTCTTCAATCCAACAAATCCCGACATAACCGAACGGCAGTTTGATGGACTTGATTTTCTGCGGGTCGTCGACGCCGAAGAATAGTATCTTCTGGCCGGTCTTCTTGTACGTAATTTCATGAGGCGATGTCTTGAAACGGAACTTATCTGTCAGCCCCAGGGCATCAATGCCCCACTGCATTTGAGGGTAGACGCTGTTCTTAATGGTATTGCCAATCTTACGCAGCACAACGGCATGACATTCAGGATTCTTGATGAGCAGTTGTGGAATCTCGACACTGACGTCCGACGACTTCGTAGATCCGCGGCCGCCTTCCAGCCAGTAATAGGTGTGGCCATGCTGCTTTATATCCTGATGCAGGCCCCAGAAATGAGGCGCTATGATATTACTCAGTTTTACAGTCTTCATGGCCCGCTCCTATATCATCAATAATCTGAACGTCGTTATCGTCATTCTGCCCAGCGTCCTTCAATTCCTGTTCCAGCTTGGCCAGCTTCAGCCGCTGCTCTTTCGCATCCATATCGGACGGGTATCGCTTCAGCAAATTTTCCGCCGCCTTGATACGGTCGCGGACAGACGCCCGCGTTTCTACCAGACTGGCTTTACTACATCCATCACCCGTGCCCTCAACGACAATCTGTACATCCTTGACTTCACCGCGCAGCGTCGCCGTCAGGAACTTTAGGACCTCATCGGCCTTCGCGATACGCTTGTCTTCCAACGCTTTGAGCCTGGCAGTGATAGCGGCCTTGATTGTAGTATTTTGTAGTAGTTTTGAAGCGTTAGTATTTATGTATTTCTCACTATATCCGGCCCGCCGTGCCGATTCCGTGGCATTCCCGGTCTCAATATAATAATCAATAAATCGCTTCTGTTTCTCTGTCAGCTTCACTACATGCTCACCACCATCCTCTTTTCAGGCATGAAAAAAAGAACCTTGCCGGATGGGAGGCCACCTTCCAGCGCAGTTCTTCTTAACAGTGTGTGGGCCGAGAACACAGCATGACCGCCATCAGGCTGTATTCCTTCGGCCCCTCTTTTCACGATTTCATTATACCGCACTTTTTTGCCTTTTTCATTCGCGGGATATTTCCCAAATAAAAGTTATCCACAATCCATCCACAAACGCCTAATCAATAAAAACGAATCGTGTTTGTATAGGCATGGCCCGCAGTCCGAAATAACGGTTGGCCAGTTCCTGCAAGGCGTCTTTGCCGTGCTTGAAGCAGAACGACGTGCTGGCATTGACCATCTTGGCCGTCCATTCCCAGTTTTTCGCGCCGTCAATGTAGTAGATCTCTAAAATCTTCTGGTCCGTTTCATCCAATTCGTGGAAGCATTTCGCCAGGCGGTCCATGCGTGTCTTGATATCCTTGACGTTCTGCTGCAGTCGCTTCCGGTCGTCCTTGAGCTGTTCATGGCGCAGGTAGTCCGATTCTTGCGTACTCGTCCCGTCACCACCGCCACACCCACCGGACCCCGACAAAGCCGGCACTTTCGGGACCGGCTCTTCAGCTAGTGTCCAGGTAATATCGTCGATACGCATTTCCATGTCTTTGATGTAGTCCGTAAAGGCAACATAGTTTAGCAGATAATTGGTAATAATCAGAACATAATCATTATGGCCTTGAACGATTGACATTGAACTACCTCCCTTTAAAAGCACGACGGAACGCCTCTTCGGCTTCGTCTTTACGATGAGCGGAGCAATCCCGCTCGTTCTTGCACTTGCGCACAAACTGCCCGAACTCGTCCGGGAACCAGTAGAAGTCCCCGTCATCCAGAAGCCGCCCGCAGAACGCGCAGCGGCTCCGGTGCGGGACGAGGGTCCCAGGATTTAGTTCCGGCTCCCGACTCCAGGGAATCAATGGCGGTTTTCGTCTCCGCCGTCTGTTTTTGCGCCCCATGTCCGTTATAAGCCTCCTATCGTGATGGAGAATTTCTGGTCCGGGCTGCTGATACCCAGGATAGTTGCTAACGTCGCTTCGAGTTCTATTCTTTCTGCTTTAGTCATGGTTCATGCTCCTTTTCTTTGGCTTCTTCGTTCGTAATCAAAAAATCTAAATACTGCCGGGCCTTCATAAGGTCTTTCAGCGGTGTCCCCTTTGCCGGGTAGCGGTACAGGTACTTGACGATATTGCCGATATACATTGCATCAGCTCCCGTCGCTCCGCTGGTCATGATTTCAATGGCCTTGGTACATTCCGTACCGCGCCAGGTGTAGTGGTCCGGGTGTTGCACGTCATTCATCTGCATCATTCCTTCCTATAGCATTTCGCTGAATATGCTTTCAAAAATTAGTACGGGGATGGAGTTCCCAGCTTGCTTATACAGCGCTCGTCGGGAATTAACACCGGCGGCCGCTTCAAAATCCTTGTCGCTGTATCCTTGTAATCGCCAACATTCTTTTTCCGTCAAGTATCTGTATTTGCCATTACCTATAGGAAGACAGCCACTTCCTGGCGCTCTGTCTGGTCGCTCCGTGATTGTGTAGCAGTAATCTTTGATAATCGGCAGACGGCGCACAGTCCCCGTTTTCCCGATTGCCCGCAACATGCTGGGCGCTTTGACGGTATAAAAGTCGTCTACCGGACCGTCCTCTAGATAGTTAGCAATGGGTTGCATAGGCCTTTGTTTGAGTGCATCAAAGTCAAAATCTTGACCGCCCAACACCGATATAGTGAATATTCGCTGTCTGGCTTGCGGCAAGCCAAAGTTTCTAGCATCCAACATGCGAAAACTGCTTGTATATCCCAGCTTTTTCAACTCGGTCATGTACCGCTCATGGTTATGCACCATGTAGCGACTTCTTACATTCTTCACATTTTCCCAGATTATAATTCTCGGTCGCCACAATCCCATGTTTTTGACGATATTTAGCGTTTCCCACATGAGCGACGATCGAGTTCCGCTTCCGGGGTCCGCTCCCTTTTGACGGCCCGCGATGGAAAAGTCCTGGCAAGGGCTGCCGTGAATGAGAATATCCGGCTTTAAATTCCATCCGCGAACGTCCTGCGTTTTGTACGGGAGTTCGCTTGCAAACATGGCATTGTAGCTTCGCACCGCTTTTTCGTCGATTTCTACATAATCTATCGCTTTTACGGGAATACCTAAATTCCGCAACGCAACTCTAGGGCTGCCGATTCCGCCGAACAATTCCAATATTTTTAGCAATTGAATCACCTTCATTCATCTGCATCAGCCACCTTTTGGAAACGCCATTTCCAGGTGACGTCCGGGTATTTTTTGTGGTCCACTTCACTCATGAACATGCGCAACGGCCGCACCCAGATGATGTGTGGGACGTCTGTATCCCGGTACACCACGTCCAGCCCGTCCCTTTCTGTATCTCCTGCAATGCAGATGATTTCATAGATATGGCCCTTAAAGTGCTTCCACTTTTCCCCAGGTTTCGGGTAAACATGTTCGTAGACAAGTTTCATGGCATTCATCCCTTTCATCCCGTAATTTTTCCAGCAGCTCCGTAGATCTTTTAATGCGTTTCGTGATGGCGCCTTTATTACTAAGCGCCCTTTCGTAATTCTTGAAGCAATTCCCGACTGCGATATTCAAAATATCTCTGTTTGTATTGTGGTTGATGGTGCTATAGATGGTATCTTCATCGTCAACGTAATAATAAGTTTCGCCGTCTGTCGGGACGAACAGCTTGTTTATCTTTTCGGCGATTCTTTGCACCGCTAGTTTTATCCCGATTTCCGGGTTAAATGCGTCGTTCGGGTGGCATTTCGCCTTCCCCTTGTAAACCGTTTCGCCATCTTTGTCCACGTACCATACTTTGATAGTTCCGTTGGGATAACATTTAATCGTATCCAATCCGGCTGTAAAGAGTCCTAATTTCGGGGCTTCTCTTAGGAGAATATCGTTCAGATAATCCTTGAAAATACCACTGTCTCCAAGTTTTGCATCGAACTTCGGAGTCTTTCCGAGAGGCTTCTGCCAATCTTCAAATGTTCCCACGGTGTCGTAGCCATTGAAATCCCGAAAACGGCCATTCGTTAGTTTGCACGTATCGAATACGACGCAAGTGTCACATTTCTTTTCGTCACAATATGCTCTTATCGTGTTTACTGCCATTTTTGCCATCTTGTCATCTATCATTTTTTGACCTTCTTTCTAAGTTTGGGATGCAGTTCGTTGAGCTTGTCGTCCGGCATGGGAATAATCTTGATTTCGGCGCGCGGCCATACCGGGTCGACGCCTGCGATGCAGCTATAGGCCACATCAGCAATATAGCCATCGTCCTCTACGATGCCGGCTTTCTCTAAAATGTCTGCCGTCGCCTGGACCAGCCCGAACAGGTCAGGCCAGCCCTTGCGGTTCGGCATGTAGTATTCGACGTTCATCCGGGCCGCGCAAGCAATCGTACGGAAGCTCCTCGGCTTCTGGGTCATCAGCTGATACAGAGCCGCCTTCTCATAGTCCCGGTACTGCTTAGACTGGATGAGCCCATAGTGGGTCTTGGTCATACTGTTCTTCTTGGTCATCGGGCGGCCGTCTATCGTGAATTTATAAACCATGGGGGCCTCCTAGAACGGAATCTCTTCGTCGTCCGCAGCATTTCCCATGTCCTCAAAGGATTCGCCTGGCGCAGCGGCTTTAGCGGCTTTTGGCACGTTTCCGACGTAGTCCGCCGTGACTTCGCTGTAATAGTGCTTGGTGCCGTCCTTTTCGTAAGAGTTCGTCGTGAACCGCCCCAGGACGACGACCCGGTCGCCTTTCAAGAGATTCTGCGCCAGATCCGACGACGGCGGCCAGCAGGTCACCGGCACGAACGACGTCATTTCTTTCGCCTGCCCATCCTTTCCCTTGTAGGTTTCAGAGCAGGCCACCGTCATCCGGACGAGGGTCTTGCCGGTCCGGGGCACGCTGACTTTCGGGTCGCGGGCCAGGTTGCCCATAAGCTGTACTTTATTCAATCGGTTTACCTCCTTAATCCACGAACACAACGTTTCCGTCATGATCGATGATGCTTTGATGTGGTAATTTATCATCGCTCATGTGGCTGATGTTCTCCAGCGTATTCACCACGTCGTAATATTCCATGTTCGTGCCGTCGTTTGTAATCGGCATATCATAGGTATCCCAATATCTGGGGTATCTCCGATTGCGCTTGAGTACATCCAGTTCAAATAATTCATCGTGCGGGCCACGGATGACACTAGCTCCGTAGCCATTTTTAAAATGAAATTCATAGTATTCTCCGTCTTCATGGTATTCGGCCCATGGTTTAAATTTTCCGAACTTCATGGCTTTACCCTCGCTTTCCACCTTTTGAGCGTAGCCCGGTCGCTGCCGTCTACGCCCAGCACAAAGCACAGATGATTAGACGACGTGCCGCCGTCGTATCCTGTGCCTGCAAGAATCAGCAAGGATGCGACCTCGGCAAAGGTAAAGTGTGAGTTTGAGAAGTGCCTCATGTAATTCCCCATGATGCGTTCCGCCTTTTTAAAGTCAAAGCCTTTCGGGAAAAGCGGATGCCCGGAGGCGTCGAAATAAATATCTCTTTCTGTCATCTTCTTCTACCTTTCTCCACGGTTCCCGCGGTAAATATCGACCGGTCCAAACTGTTTTTCATAGGCCGTAAGGGCCGGGTAATCAATCCCGCATTCAACGTGCAGGCATTTCATGAATTCCCAGATAGGGACCTGGCTCTTTAGGACGGCGTCGATGTTGTCGTGGATGTATTGCTGTAGATCCTGCAAGCGCTTCGCGCCCCATTTAAACTCGTGGCGCAACGAGTGCAGCGTCACAATGACCGAGGCGGCCACGTGGTCCGTCACGTATTTCCGCAGACGCCAGTCCTTCGTCTTGCCTGTGATGAGCCGTTCCAGGCGCTGGGCGTCACGCTCATTGAGGAAGCGGTCGAACCCGAAATCGTCACACAGCTCATCCCGCCAGCGGATGGAGAACCCGTGCTCTTTCGAGTCCAGGTGCTCCCAGGCGGCGTTGAGTTTTGCGAACCGGTTTCTCCCGAACCCGTACTTATCATGCAGAGCCTGGTAGATGAGGGTCAGCCCCCAGTCCGCCCCGCTTTCGGCGCCGACTGCATAGCGGTGCTTGGCTTTTTCGGCCCGTTTCTTTTCCATGGCCCGTGAAATGTCATTCATTCCGATTGTCCTCCCCGAAAATGTGTGCTCCGATGTCGGCCATTTCCGGATCATCCAGGATGTCATCCGACGGGGCCGGTTCCGGGTCCGCCTTCACTACTTTCTTCGGGCGGCCTTTTTTCTTCGTATTTGCCGTTTTAACGGCTTTTTCTTGTTCCTTGGTGTGATTTATCGTAAGGCTGTGTAAAAACGCCGTAAGCTCGATGTCACTGCCATTCATGTCGATTTTAATTTCCATCTTTCTCTCTCCTTTCCGGTTTTCCTACGCCAGCAACCAATGCAGGCAGTCATGCAGCGTTTCCTTGGTTTCTTTTTCAAACTGCCCCTGCCGGTTGTCGACAACGATGTATTTCGTCCCGTCGAACGCCATGAACTGGGCCTTAGGGATGTATTGCCCGTTGTCCCGTCGCCATTCCAGCGCTGGGATTTCCGCAGCCGTCACTAAGAGGACGTTGTTCAAACGGTTCTGGTATTCCGCCAGGGCCTGCCGCAGCCAAACCACATTACAAGTCATTTCTTCCTCGCTCCTTTTCTGCCATCATTCCGGCATTTTCAGCCGGGCGGCCAACTCATTCGTCAATTCTTTCACGCCAGCCAGGCCGGCATCGGCCAGGTACTTCTGATTAACCGGGACGCCGGAAGCGGCGAATTCCTTCACCTCGGCCACATGGGCCGCTTCCGATTCGTAGGCTTTTCGGAACTGGGCCCGCAAAATGGCCGTGTCATCGGTCGGCGTCTGGCAGATCTCTTTCCAGCCAAACCGGTCGACGACGCGCTGCGTCACCGGGTCGTCGAATGCCGGCACACCGGTATAGCCGACGGCGGCGATGGCCTTCTGGACCTTGCCCCAGGCCGTGGCGCTGTCAATCGGTTTGGTCCCCATCGCCAGCGCCATCACCTTTTCCGAGGCTTCCCGGATTTCTGCAATGGTCGGCAGAAAATGGCAGTGATTGATACAATATTCCACCCCGGCCGACAGGGCCGCTGGTGGGATGTCTTTGAGCATTTCCACATAGAAACGCAACCGTTCTTCCGGCATGTCATTTTGGAACCCTAGCTGCAAAAGACCAATCGCTCGCAGGGTCGCTTCCTTCTTCTTCATCGTCATCCTCTCCTTCTTGGGCATGGTATTCCGCCATCAGATTATTCACGACGTCGATGGCCGCCTTCTTGCTGTTCCTGGGTTCCGGCTGTGGCCGGGCCTTCCCGCCGTCGTATCCGTCGGACTGCCAGCTTTTCAATATGCCATGGATATAGGCCAGGCTCCGTTTGTTACGGGTAACGGCTCTGTCGATGGCTTTCATGACTATGTCGCTGCCAAAATCTTCCACCAGGGCCTTGAGTTTTTCCATATCCATTTCCCCAGGCATGGCGTAAATGTTTTGGCGGTATGCGGTGATGACAGAAGCCAGGGCGTCGTCGGATGTTTTTCCGACTTTCTCTCTCTCCTCTCTACCCTCTAATCTCTTATCTCTATCTCTATCTCTATCTCTATACTCTATCTCTACGCTACTTTGTAACGCCCCATCCGTTACATTGGTGTTACTTTGTAACGCTTTTTGGGCTTCTTTTTTCTTCTTGCGATACTTGCGGACCCGTGCCGCGGAAGCGGATTCACTGCCGACCATGTTCTTGACTTCTGGCAGGATTGGGATGCCTTCCTGGGTTTCTTCGATAAGCCCCAGATGCCGAAAAAGCGATAGCGCGACATTGACGGTATCGATGTCAAAGCCTGTTATCTGTGATATCTTTTTCGGCTCATAAGGCATCGTCATGTCTCCAATCCTTCGGGCTAGTTCACCATCAGCATTGGCTGTCAGCAAACATAGCTGAAGGTATAGAACAATATATTTACATCCATTGTCCTGTTCCTTCAGCCAGTCGATGGTGTCCTGGCTGAAGAAGTCCATATTCAGCTTGATCCAATAGAAACGTTTATTTTCTGTGCTCATAGTTACCTCATATGCGGGCCAGCGGCTCTCCCCGTTGGCCCATCATTTTTTTACATATCGAGCGATGCTTCAAGGATGGCATCGTCCTGTTTTTCCTGGGCTGTCTGTTTTTTGACTTCTCCCGTTTTCGGATCTACGCCGTCAGGTACGGTTTCATCGGCAGGCAAGGTTTCCGCTTCCGTGTCAATGGTGACGGTTTCGTCTTCTTCATCGACCATGTGTTCCGAGATGGTCGACTTGATGGTTTCATCCGCAGCGATGGCCCGGACGAATTCCGTCTTGATCGGTGCGTATTTCAATACTTTCTTGATGACCGTCTTTTTCGCCATTTCATCGAAATACTTGCTCCAGGGCGAATAGGAAGAGCTGAAAGACTGGCTTGTCTTCTTGGCGTGCTGGGTGATGTCTTCCTTGCTCATCACTTCGAAGCCATAGCCGCCGTTGGTCATGTGGAATACGGCATAGTACATGATGACGTCGCCCCGGTCCTTGATGGCCGGCACATGCCGGAGTTTCGGTTCCAGACCATATTCGTATTCGAATAAGTCGTTTTCATATACTTCGTGCGCCTGGATGTCCTTGATGTCCCCGCTTCGGTATGCCAGGTCGATCATGCCCTTATAACCAAGCTGGAACTGGCATTCAAGTTTCCCTTTGTTCCGGTAGGGGATTAGATAGGCCTGGCCAATCGGAGTGTTCGGTTCTACCCCGAGCTGGGCGGCCTGCATCATAGCCCCCAGGAAGCTGGCTGGCGTGCACTGCTGTAATTGCGGGTTCGTCGAGAGGGCCGTGAAGACCATCCTCGTAAAACGTTCCGGCGTCAGTACCGACGGCAGGGCCTTTTTGATTTGAGGTTCCATGGCCTTGATGAGCCCTTTCAGGCTCGTGTCTTTCTGCTGCATCTGCTGTACCTGTGCCGTTTTCTTCGTAAGTCCACCTTTGGTGTTCATGAATGATTCCTCCTTTTATTTGATGGCAAAGCGTCGGCTTGCCTTGCCAATAGAAATGAAGCCTTTGTCGCGCAGTGTCTGGTAGATGTCCGGCGCTGATTTTTTGAGCTTGGACAGGGAGCAGGTTTCCCTGGGGTTCGTCGTCTTCCAGGTGACCCGGTAATCGCCGACCGTCCCGACTTCCGCTTCCCCCAGCATGTCCTTCAACTGGTTTTCGCGAAGCGTAATCTGTGCTTTCAGCTGCTCCAGGATTTCCTTGTCCCCGCACAGGTCGTCGATGATCTGTGCCGCATCATCCGGCAGGACGATGGATCTATCTTCGCCATGATACCGGTCAGCCAGCGCCTGGGCGCAGGACACGCTACCATCAATCGGTGGGGCTGTGTGTGTCTGCACGAGGCCCCAGAATTCCCGTTCCGCGGAAATCAGTTCCTGTATATCCTGCTCGTTCCGTTCGACCACCTTATAGGTAGGGTCGTTCCCACCGATGAGGACCGCGATATACCAGCGGTCAGCGCCGGTCACGGCCATATAATGAAGGCATTGGCAGTAATAGGCATCCGGGATTTCGTCGCCTTGCCATTTCTTGTATTGGCTGACGCCGGCGGTCTTGATTTCCAGACCGGCATTCTCCCCGATGACTTCCCGGTCTACATTGGCCAGCATGAAGGGAAAGCTGCGGTTCTGCAGCGTCCCCAGTTTCCGGACCTTCTTTCCGGTTTCTTCCTGGAACCAGTCGGCGATATTCGGTTCATTCTTATGGCCCCAGTAGATGTACTGGTTGCCCGACAGATCTGGCGGAACGGCCTGGCCGGTCTTTTCCATCCAAAGCTGATACGGGGATTTATATGAGTTGTATCCCAGGATGATGGCGGCATCACTGCCCCCGATACCCATGTCGCGGGTCTTGAGCCATTTATCATGATCCTTTTCGGCCTCCCGGACCGACAGTATTAAATCACAGTTACGATAAGCCATGGTTTTTCTCTCCTTTTTCTGGTATAATGAAGTTGAATTTTTTTGGTATGTGGCCGTTGTCTGGTAGCTCAGGCAGCGGCCATTTTTAGTATCTGATGACCAGCCGCTGACCTGGCTTTAACGTCGGGTCCGGCCCCAAATCGTTGTTGATCTGAATCTGGTAGATGACCTCCCGGACGTCCTGCCCGGTCTTGTCAGCGATAGGGCCAGCGATTTCCCACAGTGTTTCGTCTGTGTCGACGACGTGGATGATGGCTGTATCGTTCGCAATCGTTTCGGCCTGGGACCAGGGCGTTGCACTGCCGAGATACAGCCCAACCCCGAAGGCGGCCACGATGGCCATCGCACTCCGGACGGCCCGGAAACGCGGCTTACGCTTTGGCCTGGTCAACCCATGTTCGTAAATCTTCATGGTCTTCATGGTTTTTTCCACCTCCTTCCACGAAGCCAATCAACTGAGTTTTCGTACACCGGACGGTACGCCCATACCGGAAACCTATTTCATGAATGATTTCGTAAGCCTGGTTCATGCCAATCCTTAAGAATTCGGCCACATCTTTTGCCGTTAAAATGGGGGGTAATCCCTTGTAAATGTCTTGATTCATGATTTCCTCCTTTCTTCTCCCGTTCTAACTTCGAAAACAATGCAATTTCTATCAATAACTTATCCCGCCTTGGAATTGTTGAGTTGAGCCATATTTCATCCCTCGTTGACGAAACTATTTACAAGGCCTACGAAGCTTTTGATGAATATAAACAAGGTACAAAGATAGTTCAAGAGCATCCAGACAATTACAGTAGTATGGAAGTTTCCAGTGGGTCGTTTTCTATTACACCTTTTGGAGATGTCTTTAAAAAGATTTGCCTATAGTTTTTGGATTTTTTCCCACATAAACTCTCCCATCTTTACTGCCAACCATCCTGCAACGGTAACATTAATAATGGTTGAAACTAAAATCATTAGACAAATAAAAATATAGTTTTCCATTTTAGCCTCCAGATAATTAATTTTTTGAATATTCCATATCAAACCATCTTTTTATGGATTCGCAGGAAAGGTCATCAAGTGCCAGCTTGGTGGCCTTTTCTTCATATTGACGGTCAATGATGGTTTTGATGCGTCGCCATTCGTTCGCTTTTAGCCCATTCACTAATTGCAATACAATGGCCAGCTTTTCGTTCTTCGTCATGCGCTCGCCTCCTTTTATAAAAACCTTTCCATATCACTGGCGTCATACGCGTCTACGGCGCTGATTTTATCCACCAGCTCACCGTCATTAGCATTGACGACGACCAGGTATACGCCACCGCCAAACGTTTCTGCCAAAAAATTATGGATGTCTGCTATGGTAAGATTGCCTCCTTTGGGACTGCTGAATTGCCACGCCTGGGTGCCGGTGCAGTTTCTATAGGGCTCCATTGTCAGCTTCTTTGCCACACTGCTCGCCTCCTTAGTGTCCCGCTTCCTGGTCATCCCGTTCGATCATGGGCAGAACCCCATGTTTCTTGAGGAGCTGATACAGGAAGAGCCGTCCTTTCTGGGTCCATTTTGTATTCATGACCACATCTGGGCTCCCATCACTCCGTTTGATATTGATTGTTTCACTGTGGGTATATCCCTTGTTCTGGTATTTGCTGTATAACAGCCACTGACCGCCAAGCTTGTAGATAACGCCAAACTTATGAAGCATTTCGTTCATTGCCTTGCCACTCATGCCGTAATCTTTAGCGATCTGTGTAATAGTTACCAGCCCTTTATTCTGAAGAATATGGTCTGTATAGTCTGCCATCGGCTTGAGTTCACCGATGATCTGTGACTGTTTTGCGATGGTCGCATCCTTCTCAGCAAGCACTGTCTGTGCTTCAAGAAGCGCCCGCGCCATCAATTCCTTACCCGTTAGTTCCTTCGGCTTCGGATTGAAGTAGTTTTCTTCGAGCGCGTCGAACATCTCCCATGCTTTGTCCGTACCTAACATCTTGCTGTGACGACTTGCACCACGGCGAGTCCAGAGATAGATGGCAGGGGTATGATTGAACTGGTCCGCAAATTGCGGATTAGTTGATACGCTATCCTTAAAAGCTTTTAGCTCAGCCCCTTCGAGCTTGTAGTAATGTTTCCCGGCTTCAAAACGTCCTTCGTTGCGTTTGAAGTTTTCACTGATTCGTTTCGGCTCGCACTCATAAGCCTCGGCCAGCTGTTCCGTCGTGAGTACGCGGATACCCTGATATTCTACTGGGGCCATATCTTTTACGTCTCGATTGTTTTGGCCTTGCCTGCTAGGTTCATGCGTAACAGGAAAATTAGTTAAATCATTTTCCAGGCCAATACAGTTCATAAATTTGGTCTTTATTTCCCACGTAAAATCCGAACCTCTAATTAAGCCCTTGATTCCATCTTTGCTAATGACTCTAATGCGCTGTTTTCCGCCATTAGTCATCGTTTCAATGAACTTGCGGTTATTACTGTCAACATACTTCCTAACGAAATAGTTCGCGGAATCTTTGCTATACCCTAGCGCTACCACTACATCTTTGCCGACGAACCACGGTTCGCCGTCTATCGTGAGCGTTCTTACCTGCCCGAATTCCGGGCTATTGAAAATTTTCAGTTCATTCATATTTAGTCCCTCCTTTAGTCCAACGATGCCCCGAGTTTTTCTTCTACTTCATCGGCCCAGCCGCGGACAATGTCCGTTGCCTTGCTCTGCTTCATGCTGGCTTCCAGGACATCCCCGATGGCGTACATATACCCACAGGCAATGTTGGCAAATTCCTTCGCGCCTTCTTTGGTCCAGCCGTTTTTGCCTTCCTTTGCCCACTGCTGTACGCAGATGGCCTGCCCCCAGCGTTGTTGGAACCGGGATTTCAACAGTTCCTTTTCCTTGCTTGTCATACTCGCACCTCCTTAATTACTTGTATTTCCGTCATTTTGTTTCAAAAAATTAAGGTCGATTCCTAAAATATCGGCCAATCTCGATAATACTTTCAAACTCGGAGTGTATCGGCCTCTTTCCACATCTGCATAATATGCACGCGAAACACCGACCATCCCAGATAATTCCAATTGAGTTAATCCAGCCTTTTCCCGAGCGGACTTGAGCACATCTCCAATTTTATTCACTATACCACCTCCCTTCTTTAATCACTTGTATTTCCGTCTTGCAAAGTAAGTGTACAGTATTTCCGTCATTTTGTCAATAGTATTTCCGTCATATTTATATTATAATGGTCTCAAAAGACGGAAAAACCGCACAAGGTAAAATAAGGAGGGATTTTCATGAAAAGCATAGGTGAACGAATTAAAGAAGCGAGAAAGTCGGCTGGATTGACACAATTAGAACTGGCTAAAAAAACAGAGCTTTCCCGCTCTTATATTGGTGATATAGAAAAAGATAGGTATAACCCAAGTGTTTCTACCCTTCAATTAATAGCTACGGCAACAAATACTCCATTGGAAGATTTACTTCCATCAACTAAGACAGTTTCCCCCACAGGCCGCGGCGTCCGCATCCCGGTCCTGGGGCGCGTCGTTGCCGGCATCCCCATCGAAGCCGTGGAGGAAATCCTGGACTACGAAGAAATCACCCCTGAACTTGCCGCGACTGGGGAATTTTTTGCATTAAAAATCCGCGGCCACTCGATGGAACCGCGGATGATGGAAGGCGACGTCGTCATTGTCCGCCGGCAGGATGACGTAGACAGCGGAGACGTCGCCATCGTCCTCGTGAATGGCGATGAGGCCACCGTAAAGCGCGTCAAGAAACAGGAAGACGGCATCACCCTGATTGCGAATAATATATCCGTATACGAACCGCACTACTACTCAAATAAAGAAATCGAAGAACTCCCGGTCCGGATATTAGGAAAAGTCGTTGAACTGCGTGGGAAACTTTAAGAAAGGTAATACAGAAAGAAAAAGACCATGATGAAACACACAATTTTCGCACGATTATCGCACGATTATCGCACGATGAAAATCGCGCCCATCCATTGCATTGCAAGGGTTCCTAGCTATCGTACCCTCACTCCTTCACCTGATTTTCGCACGATTCTCGCACGATTTTCGCACGCAAAATACTGATTGCCATTCCTACGCAACATATCTTTCATATGGCGCTACATAATTATTGCGCAAAAATTCACACACTTTCCAGGAGGGGTTAATTTGTCTATAAAACAAGATCTCACGCAAATTATTAATAATTTGTGTGAACAAGCAGAATCTAACGAGCTTGAATTTAAAGAATCATTAAATAAATTACCGAAAGACATTTGGGAAACATACTCTGCTTTTGCAAATACGCATGGTGGTTTTATTATCTTAGGAGTCAAAGAAAAGCCGCATATCTCTATCACTGGAGTAAATACTCCGGACCAGATCATTCGAGATCTTTTTAACACTGCCAATAATAAATCAAAAATAAGCCACAATCTATTAGAAGATAAAAATGTGATAAAGCATACTATCGACGGTAAATGTATAATCTCGATTTTTATTCCAGAACAAGAGCAATCGAAAAAGCCAGTTTATCTTAACAACAATTACGCTTATACCTATATACGAAAAAACGAAGGAGATTATATTGTTTCTGATGATGAGCTTCGACGTTTTATACGAAATGCTTCTGATGACCTAGATAGTGAATTATTAGATGAATATACTCTTGAAGATTTGAATCTTGAAAGTGTTTTAGCATTCAAAAATATAATTAATGCTAGAAATCCATCGATGCATTATCTGGAAATGGATAATCTGGAATTTCTGATAGAAATGGGTGTATTCCAATTAGATCGAAAAGATAAAAGAAGACCTAAACTTACAATCGCTGGCCTTTTATTTCTAGGAACATATGATGCAATCCGTAGCAAATTGCCACAATTTCACCTGGAATATATAAACCGTCGTGGCATTTCTGCCACTGACAGGTGGATTGATCGTGTTTCTACTGGAGACCTTAACTACAAAGACTTGAATGTATTTGGATTTTTCCAAATTGTTCGTGAAAAATTAAATGCAACCATCGAAGACTCTTTTGAACTTGATGAAAATAGCATCCGTAAGTCTCCCGTGGAGCTAAAGACCGCCTTACGTGAAGCTCTTGCAAACATGCTTATCCACGCTGATTATTTTGATAATACTTCTGATATAAAAGTTGTTGTTGATAATTATTTTTATACTTTTCACAATCCCGGAATGATGCGTGTTTCTGTTACCCAATTTTTTGCAGGTGGAAAATCTCTGCCGCGTAATAACACACTGATTACCTTTTTCAGACGAATGGGTATATCTGACCGTGCGGGCACAGGCGGAAAAACAATTCTTACATTTGCAATTGCCAACAAATATCAAATGCCTGAACTTGAAGTCACCACTGATTCAACTACGCTGAAATTATGGGTTGCTACTCCACGTGGAGCACATCCAGAATTAGATGATGATACAAGAAAAGTATTAGCTTACATCAATGAAAAAAAGAATGTTAGTAAATCGCAAATTATATCAGACACAGGCTTATCAGCTTATAAGGTTCGCAAAGCATTGAACACGCTTATCGACAATCATATCATTTTTTCTTTGGGAAAAGGTCGTGCAACTAGATATAGTTGGTCGCCCAGTGTAATTGAACGTGTTGATGCTGCCAATCGCATTCGAGACTTAATCATTCAAGATTATCAATAATGTAACCATTGCAAAAGTGCGTTTTTGCGTTAGATAGTTGCGTTATTCGTGCAAAAGTTACGCTTTTGCCGTAGTAAGTTGCGCTTAATTTGTCGTAAGTTGCAACTATCTTTCGACTATTTTCTGAAAAAGGTAAGATATTTCAAAACATAAAATCATAACCACCAGTAAAACTGGTGGTTTGCTCAGGCCCTATAAGGGCCTAACTCCTGTG